AAAGGCTTGACTGGAATATTCTTGTTCTTCTCTACTAGCCATATCTCTTATTACCTGCTTTATTAAATGCATCTAATCTAGCAATACCCATAGCATGACTACCGTCGCCCGCTGCATCGACTGCCGCTTTCGATAACATATATTCTCCGTTACTTGCCATAACAGGAATTAAATCATCTTTAGGACCTCCTGGACCGTGCATAGCACCACCATGAGGCATAAACATAGGTCTTTGTAATACTTTGCCACCATTTTCCATTCCTTGTGCTATAGACCTGTAGAATTCTAAATCCTTGTCGGATATACTTCTACCTCTTTGTGTATTACTTTGTGCTAAAAGATTAGCTACGTCTGTTTCTGTAGCCCCTTCTAAAAGTTGTGAATAAAACTCTCTATCTTTGTCGGATATGTCTCTTCCTCTTTGTGTATTACTTTGTGCTAACATTTCAATAATTTCATTTATATCCATAGATTTTTGTAATGCTGTACCTTCGTTAGCAAAAGTAACAGTTGAACCACCTATAGGATTCATTTTTAATTTTGATCTTCTTCTAGCTGCGTTTCCAGGAAGTGTTTCAGTTTTAACTAAACTTCCTCTAGGTTTATCTTTCCCGCCTAATAATCTTTGGAATATTGCTGTTCCTATGTCTCCTAATCCTTTATACATCGCAGCAGAAACCATAGGGTCTTGACCCTCTATAAATTGTTCCATTTTTTCCAATCTACTTAATTCCATTTCAGGAAGTTCTGGAGGAGTTATTTCAGGACTCAAATCCGCAAACATCTGTTCTTCCATCAAGTCTTCAGGATCAGGCATTTCTATTTCAGAAAAATCTACGTCTAAAACACCTGTTGTCATTTCAGGAGCGTCTGCAGAAACAAGACCTGCTTCTTGTAATGCTTTAAGTAAGTCATCTTCGCCAGTTAGATTTCCTATCCCTAAGTTTATGTTACCGCCGTTAGCTCTATTTAGATAACCACCTACAGCCATACCTGCAAGACCGTATTGATCTAAATCAGCTACGTCTACCCCTGCTTGCTGTAATTGGTTTAATATCATTTCCTGTTGACCGTCCTCAGGTTTGGCTAGGTTTTCAAATTGAAAATCTCCAAACTCTTGTACTTCGCTACCTGCAACAGGAGCTATGTCCATTTCAGGTCCAGGACTTAATGAAGGAGAAGTACCACTACCAATTTGTGCAGGCATATCAGGATCGCCAGCAATTTTTCTACTTATAACATTAGTTGCAACGCCTACCGCTGTTAATGTTGCTATTACTCCTAAACTCATGTTAAATCCTCTATAATTTTATCTATTTGTTTTACATCGAAACCTTTTAATTTTAGTTTAGAAAAATCATCAACGGTTATTTCGTTTACAACGTCATCAATATTTAAACAATCTGTTCTATGTACTGTTATAAATGTACATTCTTCGTGTATATATAAAACTCTTTTTGTACCTGCTTCAGTTATTCCATGAAAAGGTGCTTTTATACGCTCTACACCTTTATCACTATAAATAGATGCTTCACCTTTCATAATAAAGAAAGGATGGTTTTTAGAATGTATTTTAGTTGAAACTAGTAAATTTTTAGGCATAACTATTTGTCTTATATACTGACCATCTGCAAAGTTATGCGTAACAGCTCCTTCGGTTTGACCTGTTATTTGATTACTTAGTTCTTGGTTGTTGTTTTCTTCGCAGTGTTTAGTAATCGCTGCTTCAAACTTTTTTATTTTGTTTTGAAATTTTATTTTGTTTTCTTTATAATCGAAAAACTCGCAAGCTTCCTGATACGATAGTTCAGGATTTTTAACTAATGCTTTACTCACTAGAAGCGGCTCCTAGTTTTTTGTTTCTTTCCTTTAGACGTGTAAATATAGAAGTCAGAACGACTCCCTTTTTTCTTTAGATATGTCTTTTTATCTACTCCAGTCATTGGTTCTCCAGCGTGTTTACACGTATTTGCGAGTTAAAGCTCACCCCGTAAGCTGCAGCACAATAGCTGATATATTGATTATATATCAAAAAGTGTATATTTTTAAAGGTTTTTCTTTACCTTTTACTTTTATTGGTTTTAACGGTCTTAGTGTTATACCACAGTAAAGCTCTGTTTCTTTCCCTATTAGTATGTTTACACCTGCTTCTTTAGTTGCTGATTCTAGTCTAGCAGCGGTATTAACAGCATCTCCTATGGCTGAATAATCGAACCTAGTATCACTACCCATGTTGCCTATAACCGCTTCACCTGTATTTACACCTACACCAATTTCTACACCAATATCAGCGTTTATTATATTTTCTTGTATTTCTTTTGCACATTTCACAGCTACTTGTTCGTGATGTTTTAAATCCATAGGTGCATTAAATATTGCCATCATAGCATCGCCAATATACTTGTCTACCATTCCTCCATATTTTTGTACTGCATCAGATTGTATTGTTAATGCTTTATTCATTATCGAAGTTACTTCTTCTGGTGAAAGTGTTTCAGATAAAGCTGTGAATCCTCTAACGTCTGTGAACAAGAAAGTACACCTTCTTTTTTCACCACCTAATTTCAATAAGCTAGGGTCTTTTTGTAAACGTTTAACTTGTCTAGGGTCAAGATAATGTTCAAACTGTTTTTTAATTTGTTGTCTAAGTTTGTATTGTTCTCTAAATCTTAAATAAAAAGCTATAGCTCCTGCGATAAACTGCGAAACTAAAGACCACGTAACATCTATCAAAAGACCTGTGGTTATCGTGTAGTAACCGTATACGCCCGTTAAAGCCATCGTAAGTAAAGCTAAGCTTACGCCCCACGTTATCCCTAAATAGCTTATAAACGCCCATACGAGCACCACAGACACTATAAATATTAAAAGTTCTAAAGCTAATGCGTAATCAGGTATGTAAGGACTATCTTGTATAAGAATGCTTTCTGCAAGTGCTGCTTGTATTTTATGCGGTTCAAGTAAACCAACAGGAGTTGCAACTTGCGGCATTACTCCATTAGCGGTAACGCCTACAAATACAAATTTACCGTTTACGTCCATTTCCTGTAAATCTGTTTGTGGTGTATCTACCCAACTAATCCACTTACGACCAAGACTATCTGTTTTAACTGGTGGTATTCCTCTAACAGCTATTTCTTGTACACCATTTTCATTAGTCGTAATAATATACGTACGGGCTTCTGTTAAACTTTTTAACACCTGTGTTCCGAAAGAAGCAGTCCAACCGTCAGGAGTTCTTAATAAAAGTGGAATACGTCTAACTAACTGGTCTACTTCAGTAGGGGCTATAGCAACTCCTTGTGGTACGTCATCGTATAGATAAAAATTTCGTTTTACTCCTGTAGAAGAAAGACCACCAACATCAGGTCCTTTAATTACTGTTCCTGTTGTTTTAGGATAGTTTTGATTACCGTCTTCAAACGTAGCTATTACACTTGGTGCATAACCTAACGAACTAGCAAATCTTTGGTCTCCGCCCATTCTGTCTGCTTGTGGAAAAGAAATAACCCAACCAACACCTATGGCTCCTTTGCCTAATATTTCTAACTGTATATTAGCTAAACGTTCTCTAGGTAATGGATAACCCCCTTCTCTTTCTACATCGTCTTCAGTTATATTTAAAATAACAAAATTACCAGACGGTTCTTGTTCTTGTATTAAGGCATCAAACGTTTTTAATTTAAGTATTTCTGTCGGCGTTGTTTGAAATAATAAAGGTAATACAAGTATTGCTAATATAGGTATTATCAGTTTTTTCATTAATCACTTTGAGTAATAGTAATTACGCTATCACTTCCTCCATTAACTTTAATTATATTAGATACCCCGTCCTGTATCAAAATAACCGTATAAGCATTACCACCATCTAAATCAACTCGTACACTTTCATTTACTTGTCTTCGTAAGCTAATAACATTGCCTGTTATTAAAGTTGTTATCTGTGTATCTGGGTCTTTACCTAAAAGAGTTCCTGATATTTGTGTGCTTGTTGCTTGTGCTAATTGATCTTCTTCTTCTGCTACAGCTAATGCATCTAATACATTTAATAAATCTTCTAAATAATTTACGTCAAGATAATTTATATCTAGTTCAGTAAATTCTAAACTATCTTCTTTTAAAAAATCTTCTGCAAGATAGTCTATGTCTAAGTCGTTAAAATCTAATACGCTATTTGTTTGTGCTGTAGTAGTTTCTTCTTCAATACTTTGTTCTTCTTTGGGAGGAGTGACAATGAGCATATTATCTATTACATCTAACGTTAAATCCAGGATAACAGGTTTAGTAGGAGCAGATTCAAATACACTTACTGTAGTTGCTTCATACGGTTTGTTTAATATAACGGTTCCCATAGCAGTAACTACTTCTATTTCTCCACTAGATAAACCTAAAGGGTCTGGAAGTAAAATAATAAGTGAACGTCCTAGTTCGTCAACAGTCGCTGTGAAATCTGTTCCACGAATTGCTATGTTTGCCGTAGGTGTTTTAAGTGTGATGTTTTGTTTATCTATACGGTTTAGATTACCTGTAATAAACCTTGCTGTGCCAAGACCAAACGTAAGAGCCATTTTTGCTTTACTAGGATCAGGGTCATAGATGTATTCATCTATAAGAAGTTGAGAGTGTTCGGTAAGTTTTACTGTAGAATTATCAAGAAATGTAATAGCCATACGACCATTTGTTGTTATGGCTTCATCGTTGCTTTGAATAGCAAACTTTAAATTAGCTTCGTATGGTTTGTCTCTTAGTATTTGTGCTGAACCGTTTAATTCAGATATGCCACCAATATCAGCATCCGAGACTTGTGCCTTGATCGTTTTGGACGACACACACAGAAGAAGCAGCATTACCACCGACGGATATAATTTTAAGCCAGTCATTATCTTGGGTACTCAGTTGTTGGATATTAAATGTTCTTTGTCCGCCTGTATGATCTAGGTAAAAATATCCACCTGCTGAAGCATTTACACCTGTTCCTAAATAAGTAACTGTGTTATCACTACCGTCAATATCCATAAAGTTAGTAGCCCCATCAATATTTATTGTTGATGTGACCGTGTTATTAGATCCTTGTATTATCCAGTCTAAATCTAAAGATGCTGCTAACGCTGTCGTTCCTTGATTTAAAGTGAACGTATTGCTACTGCCTGTAACAGCAACATTGTGGTTAGAGCTATTAGCCCCATAAGTATTCGTTGGGTCTACTTGTATAGTAAAATTATTAGTTGAGCCTGTAAAGTTGTAAGCTCCTGTAAAACTATTAGCTGTTATATCTCCAAGAAATTTATTAGTTGCACCAATCATATTGATGTCTAATGTCATTCCTGTTCCATCTAAATCGAAAGGATTCAAGCTGCCTGATGTTGAATTAAGACCACCAATAATATTAGAAATACCTAGTTGCTCTAGGTCTATATTGGCACCAGTTCCTGACTGATCTACATATATCTCATTATCAGCCGCAAATAACGGAAATAAAGTAAGACATAACAAAAGTTGTATGCACTTCTTCATCATCATAATTTCATTCTACCTTTTTTTCCTCATTTTGTAAAACCCAATAACCTCTTTCATAACCTTGTTTAATTATTTCTAACACACCACCCTCAATAGCTTTCATTAAAGCTATGGTAGATGACTCGTTTCTTGCGTTACCCATTTCTATTTCTACTAGTTCAGTACCTGCTTCAATAAATCTAAATACGTCATTAGATTTGCCATAACTAAAAATAGTTTTCTGGCTTAATACTTCTAATAATACTTCTCCTGTAGCTACAGAAACCATTCTAAGACTAACTGTAATATTATCTTCCCTATATTGAACGCTAGTACCAATACCTAAATATCTTGCACCAGAACCCCCAGATTCTAAATTAGATTCATAAGATATAACAGCACCTTCTATTAAAATACCTGCGAATAATAACGGTGCTAATTGTTTTTTCTTTTCTTCTTCGCTTGCAAACTGTTCCCTTGCTGAACGTATTAATTGTCTTTCTTTAGTTAGGTTATCTAAACCAACTCTTTCAACAACTCTAAAAAACTGACCATTACCTGCGTGTTTTAAAGCTCGGATAAGAAGTGCGTTTGGTTGTTGGGTTATTGCGGTACTAAACAAAGCAAACTCACTGTTACTTTTACGTTGCCCTGTTTGATCAGTAAATGCCGTAGGATATACAGCAACAACAGGACTGACTTTAGGAACTTCTACATCACGTAAATAAGGAGATTGTAGTTCTTGTATAGAAACTACATTATGTGCTTGAAACCTATGTTCGTACGTATCTTCAAGTTGATCAAAAGTAGAACAACTAGAAAGTAAAAGTACCGATAGGAATAACGATCGTTGTAATTGTACCATCTGACTCAGTTATAGTTAGGGTTAATGTTGTGCCATCGCTTGTATATTCAATGGTGTTGCCCTCCAAGGTTATTGTACCTGAATTTTGAGGTGTTTCCCCAAACAGGTTTGCCACTAACTGTCTAGATAATTCAGCATACACTCTAGATTCAAGATTACGCATAAATCTTGCAAGAGTAGAGTTTTCTTTTTCTCTTTTAATTTCGTCTTGTAACGCTTTTATTTCTTCTTTGAGTGTAAGTTTACGACTAAATTCTTGATTCTCTATCGTTAGGTAATGTGATGATGTACCAACTCCGTTAAAACTAGGTGATTTAAATTTATGTACTATTTGGTCAGACCAAACATTTTGAACAAATATAGCTCCTAATAAAATTACACCAATAACACCGACTATACGAGCAATTAAAACTTTTTCAGCTTCTTGTTTTCTTTGTTTTAGTTCCGCGTTGCTTGGTCGTCCTCTTTTCTTTTTTATTGTCATTCAATACCTCCTGCTCTTTTAGCTGTAATACTGTATTGACTTTTTGTTGTAATCGTATCATGTCTTGGTCTAATAAACGAAGTTGATCTGTTAATCTTATAATTGTGCCTTTCATTTCTTGCACTGCTGGGTCTATTGTATTCGTTATCGTTTGCCATACATAATAAACGAAGTAACCCAGTCCTACCACCATCACTACAGGAAAACCAAAATCTGCTATTAATTGAGCTACATCCATTAATCCCTTCTAGCATCTATCTTTCCATCTTCTACAAAATTTTCTGCTCTTGCTATCCTGTCTAGGTCTGGTGCTATGTTTAATGCACTCGATACGCTTGTATCTATTCTTATCATGTCGTTATTCATAATAGACGCTCTGGTAATTAACATTTTAGTAATACCTTGAACTGTTTTTATTTCATCAACTAAACCACCCATAAGTTGTTTCATAATTAAAAATATAAAATACGCCATGACTAACGCACCTGCAATAGGAACGCCAACTTCGGCTATTAATGCAAAACCCTGTTCCATTCTGTACCTTCTTCGTTATTAATAATAGCGGTTACTATACCAACAACAATAACACCATAAACTACTGCTTCCATTTCAGCTTCTTCAAAAGAATTAGCATAAATATATGGTCCCTCGTATATTTCATCTCCGACCTTAAATTCAGTAGCAAATACTTTCACTTGTCTTCTCCTTTAAATTTTTTACTTTGCCCTGATGTTCCTGCATATATTCCAAACACTGCTGCCATAGCTCCTACAACGATAGACACAAGACCTGCTTGTTCTAAATTAGGTTCTGGCAGTTCCATAAACCAAATAACTACTTTATACAATAAAACAATATAAACACTAACAAACACTCTAGGAAAAATACGCCAAGCATCTATAGTCTTAGCTAGATGCACCCATTTTATATAAGGATTATCACCATCGTTTTTAGACGTGACATCTATATCAAGTTCTAGTTTTCTTTTTATTGTTTCATCTATTATTTTTTCTTCCATACTAATCCTCTACGGGTGTAAATTTCCCTAGTTCTATTAACTTTTCCCTATTGATTAAATGCTCTGCTTCTACATCATTTTTAGATTGACCAAAGTAAGCAACAGCTAAATGATTTATTACCATAGTTTCATTAATATTTAATCCATCAACAATAACATTACCTAAAACTCTGCCGTATTTACCTCTAGAATCTTTTAATTTAGTTTCTATAACAATTTTAGTTCCCTTATCTACAGCATTCTTTAAGAAAGTCGCAGCCATTTTTCCTCTAACTTTTTCATCTTTGTCACGAGTACGTGACTCGGGAGTATCAATACCATATAAACGAACACGAGACTTAAACCTAATGTCAAACCCAAGATCCAAAACAACGTCAATAGTGTCCCCATCAACAACTCTTTCAACCGTACAACCATATTCATACATTAGCACTTCCACCTTTTTCTTGCTTGTCGCAATCTTGAATTAGGATTCTTAGCCGCTTTAGGAAATTTCTTCATCTGTCCTGCACTTCTAGCACAATAAGACTTTCTTCTTTTTGCTGCTTTGCTTCCTTTTTTAACTTTTCCTGTTACAGCTGTTTTTAATTTACTTCCAGGATTCTTTTTTCTATATGCTTTAACGCCTTTCTTAGTCATGCCTGCCCCACTTTTAGTAGGACGGTAATTTGCACCTTTACCTTTAGTGGTACGTCTTATAGACTTTTCTTTACGTTTTTTAGCCATTATTTTTTCTTACTTTTCTTTTTAGGTTTTTTAGCTGTTTTAGCAGAACGTTTAAAAGCAGCCGCTGTTGGTGCACCTTTAGCTCCTTTTTTACGCATTTTTCTGCCTTCTTTACGTTTTTTATTTATGTTGTAATAAAGACCTTTTTTAGCTATTCTGCCGTCTTTAGTTTTATGTGTTTTCTTTTTTGCTGCCATATTTAATCCTCATATAAATTATTAAAAGTTATTGATGGGTCTAGATAACTCTCATGTCCTTCTGCAGAGTGAGTGTGTTGTGAAGGAGTAAAGTCAGGTGCTCCTTCTCCAGTCACCCATAATGCAGGACTAGTCGCTCTTACCCTGTTATTAGGTAAAGCAACTATGTTGCCTTTCCATTCGCAATCTTCAGTTATATATAATACATGAGATTGTTTATGTTGTGCGGGACAATCAGCAATAGCGTTATTTGTATAGTCCACCGTAAACATATACTTACCAGTATAAAACTTTCCGTCTATTTTGCAAAGCCATGGACTAGAACTAACTCTATCCATAACTATAACAGAATGGTCTCTTGATTCACAATCCCAAGGTTGTGCTATATGGTCTTCCATAGGAATAGCCCAGTCTTCAACAGGAATATCAGCTATTAATCCCTGTATTGGCATTCTAGCCCACATAGCTCCTCCGTGTATATTTCCTTCTTCCCAATCATCATATTCTGTTTCACAACCTGTAAAAACAACTTGAAAACTTAACGACCTATCTGGAATAGTGTTCACAGCAAAAGCTATTGCATGAAGAAACTCACCATGATATTTTTGGTGATTAGCAGTAAATTCCCTACGTACCCAACATTTAAAATGAGGGATATTACTTATGAGGGAAGGCACTTACTTCTTCTTGCTTTTCTTCTTTTTCATGACTCTTTTCTTAGAGCCGCCTTTTTTCTTATATTTAGAGCTTTTTATTGCTCCACCTTTTCTCATGTATTTAGCTTTTTTCATCATAAGTTTTCTCCATTTAAAACTCTATCTTTTAATCTTATAGCTCGTGGACCTACCTGTTTAGCCCAACGACTATCTAACATTTCAACTGCAGCTTTATCCCAATTATGGTTTTCCATTGCACTTAAAAACTTTTTAAACTTTAATAATCTAGTTATACCTAAATTAAAACACATATTAGCCATAACTCTTTGTAAATCTTCTGGTAAATTTTTCCACCAAATCATGTTTCTATCTAAATCATTAATCACGTTTTGTATGTCTTTTTCAAAACACTCTGTTATTCTTTCTTCAGATACAGGCGTATCAACGTCTTGACCATGCTCAGGGTCTGTTTCTAATATTAAATGACCTATACCAAATGTTGGATAACCTAGATGATCTAGATAAACTTTATCGATACAGCCCTCATCAAAAGTTAATTCTTCTTGTAGTTTTTTCATATCCATAACTCGTCTCCTTACGTGTACCAGTTTTCGGTTCCGTAGCCAGACGCTATGTCCCCTATCACTATTGTTGTGTCCCCACCAGTCGAAACACTTATTTGTCCTAATTGAGAAATACCCTCTACCCCGTTTTCGGAGCCTTTGTATATATCTACCCATTGTGTTCCTGTCCATAACTGTAATTGTTGTGTCGCTAAATTCCAAATAATATCGCCAGTATTAAACTGACTAAGATTTCTTTCTGTTTCATTAACATTTACAGTTGAATTTACATCAACTTTATTTAAACTTAATTCTAATACTCTAACTAAACGATTAAATAATGCTGGATCAATAGGTCCTATAGCTACAGGAAGTTTTGTTTCTAATAACTTAGCCATTATCTTTTACCGTCTGCTTGGGTTTCTATACGTGTAGCTCCCGCTCTAAAACTCATTCCAATAACTGTTGTATCTGTATCGTTAGATTGTAGTCTTAGCACTGCTTGTCTTCCTCTAACTCTAGTGTCTATTTTAGTAGTAACTGAAGTACAAGCTCCTGTTACAGCCGTAGTTAAATCTTCTCCTGGATAATTTCTTCGTTTTAAAACGATATCTAAAGTTTGCCCACTAGCACCTGTATCAGCGTTACCTGTAAATTTAATATCAGGAATAACTTTACTAATAAATTGGTATTCGTCTCCTTCTCCTAAATCAAAATCACTAGACTCTATAAACACGTTAGTCATGGCAGAGCCGTCGGCGTCTACCCCTGATTCATGATTATAAAGATATCCAACATCATTAGAGGAAGAAGTTGCTTTAGGGTCTGGAAAAATACCTTCATCTAACCAACAGGTTCTAGAAAGATTTCCTATCATCCAAAGATTTTCTTCGTAATTATACGTAACGTATTTATCTATAACTGTTTCATCCTCTGAACAATAAAACCAACCAACTTCATCGAAAGCTTTATTAACAAAACCAAATATTTGATAACTTTGTGTTTGGTTAATATCACTAAAAACATAATCAGTAACAGAACAAGGCAATTCTTGAACTTGTCCTGTGTAGGTATAAAAACCTTTTTTATCCATCCAAAAAACACCTTTAGGAGTGTTTACCATAGCATTAGGTCCAACAAGACCTACACCTTCATTAACTAAATTAACTGAAAAAGTAAACGGTTGACCTACAAAAGTCATTGAATATAATGACGTATCTGTCCAAACTAAAGTTTCTTGTCTTGCTCTTACTGCACCTACTATTGCAGAACCTGCTGAGAGTCTAAAAGAACCTGCTGTATTTGTTGGTAATGGTTCCCATTGCGTAACATTTTCTTGGTCACTCCATGCTATAAACATTGGGTCTATTGCTCCAGTTCTAGCGGTTCCTGAATCGTTTAAAGGATCTGCACCAAAACAAATAACATGTCTATCTACGTCTGAAACCATAACTTGTAATGCTAGTGTAGGAGTTAGGTTTGT